ATTAATAAATTTTATTTTTTAATTATACGTGATATTTTAAATAGTAAATATTTTGGAAGTGATTATATATCTTCATTTTTAACATATTTAGTTGGTTATTTATTAAATTCAAATTTAAGTAACTTTTTAATTAAACCTTTTATAAAACATTACTCTATTAATACAAATAATTATATTGTTAAAGGACCAACTTTTAATGATTTTTTTATTAGAGAATTAAAAGAGCCATTATCTATATTAAAGAATACAGAAATAATATTTTCACCAGTATCTTCTAGATGTATGTATTTTAATTTTAAAAATTATTATAAATTAAATTTATATATCAAAGGAAAGCATTTTAGTGTATCAAAATTATTAGATGAGAAAAGAATTGAAGCAAAATATAGTGTAATGTTATGCAGATTGGCAATTAATGATTATCATCATATTCATATGCCAGAAGATGGTATATTGATCAAAATTAAAAGTTTTGATGGTAAATATATATCAGTTGATAAAGATTATCTAAGAAGTGATATTGATGTATTAAATGATAATAAAAGAGTAGTATTAAAATTTAAAAGGGATGATGGTTCTAAATTTTATTTAGTGATGGTTGGTTCAATACTTGTTGCAAGTATTGTATGTAATTTAGAATTACATAAAAAATATTATACTCGTGAAAAAATTGGATATTTTCAATATGGTGGATCATGTGTTGTTTATTTTAGTGATAGAAATATATATTTTGACGATGATTTAATATATTTTAGTAATGAAAATATAGAATCATATACAAAAGTTGGAGAAGAAGTTGGTAATGTTTACAAACAAAGACATATACATTTTATAAAAAATTATAATATTAAACAGCATATAATCGGATTCTTAAATAATTTGATTCAATTTATAATTAAATTATTAGTAAAAATAAATAAGAAATATTTAAGTGATTTAAAATTAGAAATTGTATAGTTATTTATATATATGAAAATATTTACAAATAAATATTTTACTCAACAAAGTTTTTCAATTATATATAAAAATTTAATAGTTTCACCACAAATAATGCAAATAAATAATACAGTATATATTCCAATATTAATAAATAATATTAATATTAAAAATAATAAATTTTATGCAAATACTTATAATTCATCATTTTTACCTAATAGAGTTGATGAATACGTTGCAAAGTTTTACTATTTAAATGATAAAGAGTTTGATTTAATTGATACTAAAGATCATTTAACTATTAATATAAAAGTTGACATAAATTATCCAAAGCAACTTATAGTCTCAAAAAATATTAAAAACGGTGATATTATATTAGTAGAAGATAGTGATAAATTTGGTGGAGTTATTTAAAATTCATTTTCAGAAGAATAAAATTGGTGTACAGTAGATGTACTGGATTTTTTTAAACTTAATAAATATTTTTTAAATTCATCTTGATTTTCTAATTCATTTATATTATTTCCAGTTAATTGATTTACTTTAATTGAAATAATTTTTTTTTCTTGAATTTTAGAACCGTCACCAGTTATTTGTTCTATTAAATTATTAATTTTTTCATCTTTAGATATATTATTATTTCCACCGATCATTTTTATATATTCTGATAAAAAATTATTTATTGTTTTCATTTTACTATATAATAAAAAATATTAAATTTTTTTAATTTAAGAAAATTAATATAAAGATTTAATTATAAATAATGTTATAAGTTAAATGGCACAAGTTTCAAACGTCCAAAGTCGCACACTCAGAGTTCTCGGTAGTCTCCCAGAAGAAGTAAAATCATCTTTAGCAAAAGATGTAGTTGTTTTAGAAAAAGAAAGCAATGATAAAACAAAGACATTTGTTACAGCAGAAGATATCTCAACTGTCATCAAAATGTTAAGCAGTAATAACTTAACATTCCGTCCTCATTTCTATTCTCTTTTTGCAAAATTTACAGAAGAATTAAAAGCAACTGAAGTAGAAAAATTAAATGACAAGATTTATGCAATTGTACCTAATGCAGAAGTAAGTTATTCAAGAATAGATGAAAATGGTCACACTGGTAAAGTAGTTGTTGATCGTTTCGAAGATTACAATGCTCTCCGATCATTTGAAGGTGATGTAACTTTTTATAAGTTCAATCGTACTAAAGCACAATCTCGTGTAACAGGTCCCAGACAACCCAGACAACCTAGACAAGAAACATCTGGTGCTGATACTGAAGGTTTCCAACCAGTTCAAAACAAAAGACCAATGCGTTCTGCACAAGCTGAATCAGGTGTATCTTCTCGTGGAAGAGCACCTGGTGCTGGCAGAGGTCGTGGCAGACCAACTCAAACTGGAGATAGACCAGTACGCGATGGTGCAAGAACAAGTCGTGCACAAACTAGTGCTCCTAAAACTGTATAATTTAATATAATTAATTATTAAAATTAATTATTATAAATCAATAATCCTTACAATATTGGTCAATTGAATCCTGATTGGGATTAGTATTATCATCAAATAATTTTTTTATATAGATTTTTGTTTTGTCTCTATATTTAGAGAATGTAGATTCTACAAATTTATCAACAAATTCTTCATCAATATTTTCTTTTTGTTGAATTTGACATGTTTTTATTTCAACTTGATTTTCTGCAGTTATTTTACCGCATTTTGCTCTAATTTTTTCATATTCAATTACAATATCTCTAAATGATTCCATTTTTTTACAAACCTTTTGATTAACTAAATTATGAATACAATATAACCAATAAGTTAAACCTTCTCTAGAATCTAAATATTCATCAATCGGTAATGCTTTTGCATATGTTGAAAAAGATGAACAACAATAAGGACATGGTAATACTGCACCTAAAGTATCAAGAAAAACTTTATACTTTTGTTTATTATCTTCTGTTGGAGTATAATTAAATGTTATTGTATGTAAAAACTTCCAACCACTTGGACCCCACTCGTTTACTTGCATTAATATATATTATAAAAAAGTTTTATTAAAATTATTATAAAGCTAAATGTATAAATGTATATTATGTTTAGAATCTTATCATTTTTTGGACTTATTGCACAGCTATTTGCAGAAAGTTATAGATCATCCAATGTATCTGCGGTAACACAATTTACAATAAAAAATTGTGGAATTAAAACTGATTTAATTCAGAATTTAGTTTTATCTGTTGAACCAGTTCTTCCTCAATCAGATTATACACTTTATGTTAGTGGAGATCTTTCAAAAGAAGTAACTGGAGGAACATCTAAATATGATGTTACTTATAACTTTATACCATTAAGTCCAACAACAAATGATCTTTGTACAGAAATAAATAATTCAAATATAACGTGTCCATTAAAAGGTGGATATATTGGAATGCAAAGTAAGGGAACAGTTCCTACTGGATTATCAGGAAGTGTTACAATTAAAAACCAATGGTTTGATGAATCAAATGAAAGAATCCTTTGTATGCAATTTAATATTAAGATTTAAAAAAATTGATTTATAATCCTATTATTGATATATAGATTTGTATATATAATAATAATGAATATTAGTTTTAATGTTAAGAAAACTAAAGTTATTGAAGATTCAGTAAAAGAACAAATAAACTTCTATAAATTACATATTGAAGAAGATGATCGATATTTTACAGGATTTGATATATTTCAAGATGATAATAAAATTATTTGTTATGTGAACGAAAATGAAATTCAACTAACATATGATGGTATTAAACTTGTCGATATTGAATGTGAAACTGATGAAGAATCTATTAAGAAATTAAAGCTATTTCTTAATAAAGAGAAAACTATTTGTGAAAATCTCTTAGAATTAAATGCATATTTAACAAAAATAGAAAATGAAAATATGGTTGAAGAAACACAACCTAGTTCACCACTTCCATATACAAGTCGGCGTGATAGATTTAAATCAAGAGTATCTAATCAATTAAATAAAGTATTTGAAGATGATAATAGTGATATTTTTAATGATTTGGATGATTCGTCCGATACATCTTCAGAAGTCGAAGAAGTAAAAGAAATTATTGAAGTAAAAGATGTAAAACCAATTAAATTTGATTTTAATATTCAACCAAAAGTTATTATTCCAGATTTATCTGATGATATCATTTTATCAGATGAACTTAATGATGATAACTATATAACATATGAAGTTATTAATAAATCAAAGCAAATGTGTAGTAATGCTACAGTATATCAATTGGTAAATGAAATTAATAAAGCAATTAAAAATACTAAAAATATTATTATTAAACCAATTAATAGTGTATTTGAAATTTTAATTGAAAATAAATTCAATAAGAATGAATTTAATTATCAAATTAATATTCCTATTAAATATCCATTCGTACCACCTTCAATTTCTATTAAATCTAATTTTAATCAAAGTTTTACTTATGCAATAAATAATTGTGAGATATTAAATGAAGTAAAATGGAATCCTTCAACAACACTTGAAGATATAATTAAAGGGATTTATGATAATGTAAGCAAACTTGATTTTGATAATCTAAAATCAAAAATTACAGATCTTGAATTTTTTGAATTATCCACACAACTTCTTGAACTTACAAATACTCCACCACTTGATTCTAATACTTATGATCTAAATTTTGATTTCCTAAAAATTCAAGATAAAGTTGTATCACGTGGTATTGGATATGATTGTAATAGTACTAATAAATGGAATGTAACTTCATATTTAAAAGAACAAAAATCAAAAAATGAAAAGATAGTAAATATTCTAACTAGAATAAAACCAATAATTTCAAAAAATAAGGAATTTATCAATGATACTTGTATAATCCCATATATTAAACAATATTTATGCGGTGTATCTATTTTTGAAGTTGAACAAAATAAAGAATATTATGAAATTTTATTTGAGGTATTTAATGAAATCTATAAATTAGAAAAATATAATAGTCATTTTAATCTTGATAAAATTTGTGAACAAAGAGATACATTTTCTGAATATCCAAAAATTTATAATAGTATTCCAATAATTGAAAAAATTGTTGTAAAAGTAGATAAAAATGATTATGTTAGTTTCATGAAAGAAGAAGGATTTCAATTTATAAATATTACTGGAAGTAAAAGATATAAATTTATGAACCAAATAAAAGATTCAAATGGTGGTTCTGATTTTACAAGAAGAGTACAAAGAGAAATTAAAGATTTACATAATGAAATTCCTAATACACTTATCACTGAAAATTCATCAATCTTTTTCAGAGTTGATGAATCTAATATGTCAGTTATGAAATTTCTAATTATTCCTCATCCAGATGGTCCTTATGCTTACGGTTGTTTTGAATTTGATATTCATATACCATCAAATTATCCAGCAGTCCCTCCTCATGTAGAAATCATTACAACTGGTTTTGGAGAATTTAGATTTAATCCAAATTTATATGATAATGGAAAAGTATGTCTATCATTACTAGGTACATGGAGTGGAACTGAAGGTGAAGTATGGAATCCACAAAAATCAACTATTTATCAAGTATTAACTTCTATTCAAGGGTTAATCTTTTGTGAAGAACCATATTTTAATGAACCAGGATATGAAAACAAAAGAGATACTAAAGCAGGAACAGAATTGAATGAAAAATATAATGAACCTATTAGATTTCAAACTATGAGACTCGGAATGTTAAATAAATTAAAATCACCATCTTTTAGATTTGAAGATGTAATTAAGAATCATTTTAGAATGAAAAAAGATAAAATCTATAAGAAATTAGATGATTGGGAAAAAATTGCAAATGATAAAAGTAAATTCAATAAAGTTTATAATGACCTTAAAATTTTGATTAATAAGCTTTAGATATTTAATTTATTTATATTTTATATATATATATAATTTATGGATCCTATTTCTTTAACAGTATATAAATCACCTCTTCAAAAAATACGTATTGGTAAAAACAATGATGGGGGATATGTTATAGTAGAAATTCCAAATATACAATATAATATATTACTTGCTGGAGGTATAAATGGAGATATTTCATTTGAAGAAGATTTTATTTCTAAATATACTGGTGTTAAATGTTATGCATTTGATGGAACTATTAATAAATTACCAAAAATTAATACTAATATTACATTTATAAAAAAAAATATTGGTGCTAATAATAGTGATAAACTTACAAATATACATGATATTATAAATAATAATAATAATATATTTGTTAAAATGGATATTGAAGGTGGTGAAATACCATGGTTACAAAGTTTAAGTAATGATCAAATGAATAAATTTGAACAAATTGTTATGGAATTTCACTGGCCATTTACTAATAAAGAAACAAATACATTTAATAACTTAAATAAGACTCATTTTTTAGTTCATTTTCATCCAAATAATAATTGTATGGTTATTAATTATAGAGGAATTAAGATGCCATCTGTTTTTGAATGTACTTATTTACATAAAAAATATTTTAATACTATACCAGAATTAAATACAGAATCATTACCAACTAATTTAGATCAAAAAAATGTATTAAGTAAAAATGATATTGTTATAAATTATCCACCATTTGTTGCAAAAGAAAATAATTTATTATTACACAACAAAAAATGTAATGAAATAACTTCAAAATATGTTAATAATTTTGAAATTAATAAAATTAATAAAAGGATATTTTTATTAAAGAAGAAAAATTAAGTTGTTGTAGTTGCAGTTGTTGCAGTTGTTGCAGTTGTTTGTTCCACAGTAGGAACTACTGTAGTTGTTTCTGTAATTTCTTCTGATTTAGTAAATGAACTAGTTAAATTACTTGCTGAACTGGATATTGATTTTGTTACTGAATTTATTACTTTATTATAATTTCCTGTAGCTAAATCTACAATTTTAGCAGATATATCTGATATTTTCTTTTTAAAATCAGGTACTTTGATTGGTTTAAACATTATCATTTTGTATACTGTATGTATAATTGATATTAGTGCAAACATTGTTAACGCATAAACAGGAACACTTGATTCATTTCCAAATAA